GCTTCCCTCAGCTCATCTAGCTTTGAAACAAACTTAACATTAATACCGTTAACGCCCGTTTCTTGGCAATCAAAATCTTCTAACTTAAAGTATTTAAACATTAAGACTTCGCTTTAAATATTGTTGGGTTGTTTTGCTGACCTGCTGCAAGCTGATTCATACCTTGACTAGAAATATTCGCAAGCATACTGCCACCTTGACCACCTTGACCACCTTGACCACCTTGAGCGGCTAATCCTGGCTGTGCGCCAAAACCAAAGGCATTAAATTGTGGACCCATTTGTCTTTGCCCCATTTGCTGCTGCTGTAGCTGCTGGAGAATTAGTGGGTTAGCTCCCATTGCTGCGTTAAATCTTGCTCCTTGCTCACTGCGCTGTCTAGCTGCATGTGCTTGCATCTTATCTTGCATGGGGCCAGAAGACATATCAATGCCGCCTAAAAGGCCTTTAAATGGATTGTCGAATTTATATTCTGTATTATCCCTTGCAGCCTGCATTGCTTGGAACTTATCAAAGCCACTCATTCCTGCTTGAGTCTGACCTAATACAGGATTCTGGCTACGATTAGCCATCATCTCGTTAAATCTGTTTTTCCCTGCGTCCATGCCAACAACAGAATCTCGCCACTCAGCCCAATCTTGTTTATTTTGTGATTTTGAACCTGGGCCTTTTCCATTATTTTTATTTGCTGGACTAGAAAACATTGTGCTACCAGTTTCAGCCTCATACCGCTTTTGCAGGTCAGTCAATACTGGAGGTGTATTATTTTGATTTTGTGGGTAAGGCATTATGATCCACCTCCGCCACCAAATAGACCGTAAGCTGCTATTCCAGCACCCGCTGCTGTAGCTGCGCTATTACCACCACCGCCACCACTGCTAGTAGTGTTACCAATTTGGCCAAGGTTAATACCGCTAATACGGCTACCCAATCGGTCAAGTGCAGTCTCAGGAGCTTCTTGCTGGAATCTAAAGCGCTCTCTATCAGCGTCAATAAGAGCTTGATCGTAAGAATTCTGTTGAGCACCAACAGCAGAGACAGTCCTAGCAGGCGCTAAAAGGCCGCTCTGGACGCTACCAAGGTTCTGAATGGCATTCTGTTGATTACGCAAGATAGCTTGTGTAGCAGCTCCTGACGTAGCCTCAGCAGCACTCTGCTCTTGAATGCGCTGTCGATCACCACCAAATGCGCCTTGTTGGATAGCTTGACTGCCAATTCCAGGAAGGATCTGACTTTGCAAGTTAGCAACTAGCGGGTTAATAACCGCTTGGCTTTGCGCTGAGTTAGGATCGAACGCTGCACTCAAGTTCTGAGCGGCTTGCATTCCAAGACCACCTTGAATACCGGCAGCATCAAGACCTAGCTGTTGACCAGCTACAGTATTAAAGCCTTGATCTGCTACTGTCTGACCTGGATAGAATTGTTGTGGACCAGCATCAAATGCGGCCTGAGACATTCCAAATAATTCAGTTAAAGCCTTTTCCTGCGCTGGAAATGGCCTGGTTGTTGTTGTTGTATCTGATGGTGTACTGCCGCCGCCGCTCATATTATTTCTCCTGCTGCGGAATTGTCCGCTAAATTAAAACTGAAATCTCTCATATCTACTCGCCAGCCTTGGCTGACTAAAAACTTATCCAATCCATCTATGGGTGTCTTAACATTAATTCTTTTACACCCTAATTTTTTACCTTCATTGCAGAAAAAATTAAAATGCTCTGCAATTAAACTTCCTTTCTTATCATTCTTTCCCCATGCGAGCCAGCAAAGAAATGACTTATGCCCATTTATAGGGTGAGTTTCGACTGTAAATACGGCAAAACCTTGATCTGTTTTGTAAAGCGCTGCTGTGCCATTAGTGCAAGCTGCGTAAACATCTTCAGGTCTATATTCAAGCCAAGGGAACTGAGCGTGTATCTCTCTTATCCCATTGCCTACCCAATCCCATTCTTTCTTTATATCTGCTACTACTGGATTCATCTCTCTCTTTACCCCTATCCTACTTTATGCCAAGCCTCATTTAAGCCAAACCTAAACAATCCTTCGCTAGCACTTCCAAAGGTATTATCAGTGTTTGTCCCATCGCTGTAAACTATATCACCAATGGTCGGCGATACTGGAGCAGCAGACAAAGGAATAAAGTAATGAACAGTTTTTAGATCATCTATCAACTGACGAATAGCTCTTAACTCGTTCTCAATAACTGGTCGGTTATACTCTGCTGGAAGATTAGCCATTATCGCTCACCTTCCATTCGACCTTGAACCACTAGGTTAGTAATTGTCCAATTATCAGCAGAGCCATTACTTTCTATCTTAATTGTAATGTATCGACCAGCAGCTCTAACTGGGAAGCTCTTGAATGTTTGATCAATAATAAAGCTATCCTTAGCTAGGAATGTTGGAGTGGCATCAATAGTGCTTGAGAACCCTACAGAAAGTGTTGGGTTTCCAGAATCTTCTGATATTTCCATACCTACACGAATAGCTGATATTTCTTTGATGCGATCTGCATCGCCAAGGTCGTGAGATCTAGTAATTGCAGACACGCTAGCATTAGCTAGTGTTGGAACATTGCCTTCTCTATAGAAGTTACCAATAGAATCTGCCGATAAAGCTGTATGAAATATACCTCTATCTAAATAGCAAGATATAGTCTGGTCTCGCATTCCCCACTGACCAGTCTTATAGTTGTAATATATTTCTTTAGTTATGCTTGATTCATTTAAAGGGACACCCCAAACAACTTCATTTTCTTTTGAGTTATCAAAGCCGTATGCCTGAGCAAGCTCATTATCAGTCGCATTATCCCTAAAGAATTGATTCATACCGCTTTCACGGCCAATCATTTTCACAGAAGATCCATCGGTAACAAAGAATCCATCTCTGCTTAATCCGTAGTTTTGACGACCAACAGAAACAACTGAGTTAGGAGACACTGCTCCAACGCTACCCTCTAACGCTACTTGATAACCAAAGATGTTAGGCAAGCCAACATAGTTAACTACAAACATCTGAGTTTCTGTGTAAACCGCTAAACCAGTACCTAGCTGTGCTACACAACGTATGGGAGTATCTGCTTCACGAATTAACAAGCTACCAGCAGTGTTTGTTGCTAGTGCGCCCCAAACGTCTAGGCTGTCTGCGCTACACCATGCAAAGCTTGTACTGTAGTTTACAGCGCCCTTAGTGTAGTTAAATGCAAGCATGTGTGGGCCTTGCCTATGGAAGCACTCTAGCGAATCAAAGTCGATGTCAGGGACGGTTAAGGTTGCAGTTGCGGCTGTGCCGGTTGAACTAAATGTAACTACATCTCCATTTGCGTAACCAGAGCCAAAATTTGTAATTTTAAAATCAACAAGCTTTCCTCCATCAACTTTTGTTACCGTTGCTGTCAGTCCAAGACCTCCAGTAGGAGCAACCAATGACACCGTAAGTAATTGACCAACAACATATGATGATCCAGGATTATCTGAGGATGTAATTGTTGCGCCACTAACTTCATCATTGTAAAACGTATTAAAGTTTACGTTGTTCTTTTTAATTACCGGCTTACCCGATCCTGCTGCACCAACAACAAACGAGCCAAAGGTTTCAAAGTCCCACTGGTCTGATTCGTTTACGGCTTCATCCCAAAAAGTTTCTGAATTATCCCAATTGGTTTCACCTAATAAAACTGTAGCTCCACTAGTGCTATAGGTTTCACCCCCTGTAGCAAAGTCTCTAACAAATATACTATATTCTGAAAAGCTTGGACTTCCTGTTGGATAAGCAGCTACTTGAACACCGTTTGGATTAACTGCTGGAACGCCGCCACCCAATGCAGTTATGCCAGCAACCGTAAAGCTAATACCTGAAATTAATCCGTGAGGAGTATCTGTGGTTATAGTTAAAGTGCCTTGCGACCTACTAGCAGCAACTATATTTATTGTTTGACCCGCATCCCACAATGTTCCAGCAGATGTGCGAAGAAGATTATATCCAGTGCCTACAGTGTTAAAGGATGAGGATAATGCTGGAGTAGCTAAAGGATCGCTTAATACATACGAATATATATTTCTAAGATCACCTAAGTACGCAACCTTTGTACCAAACTCTCTTGTTGCTGTAATTCCTCGCATTGGAGTGTTAGAGCTTTGTGGAGCATCTTTATAATCGTGTATAAGATCTCGGCCAGCCTTTCTTCGCATACCAAACTCAGTATACTGCACACCGTTTACAGTCTCCCAAAATGGAATCTGTCTATCAAATCGTTCTGGGTATACGCCAGTCTTTAGAAGATCAGAAGCATCTATCTTAAAACCACCGCCTTTATCAGTTTCAAACGGCATTTAGCCTCCTATAGCTAACCAGTAAATAGTTGCTGAAAAGTTATTTGTATCAACTTGAAAGCTTGCTGCTGTGCGACTACCGGCAACTACGCCAACCACACTTTGTGCGTTAGTGGCTTCTCTTTGCGTATAAGCAACCGAACAAAAATTAGGAAACGCATCGTCAAAAGTAATTGTTTGAGTAGTGCCGCTAGGTATGTCGAATTCTCCCCACTTAACCACAACGCCAGCAATCTCTATTGAACCTTGATCACCGTTAGATGTAACTTGCGTATTATCAACAGCAACTCTGAGAAGGTTAGCAGCCGTTAGCGCTTTAACTGCATCGACTCCAGCTTTAACTTCTGCGTCTGTAGCTAGTTCAATTAACCCTTTAACTGAATCACTAGCGTCTGGTGTAGCTGCCTGAACAAAAGC